CAGCAGAATCACTTGCAGATTCAGCATCTACAACTAACGCCCATTTAGCACTATCAGCATTAGTATCAATTGGCAATGAACCACTAGATGTATGCGCTACAGTACATAAGTAGATGTTGTCATTAGTTGTATCTTTAATAATGTCTCGGTTAGCATACGTTGTGCCACTAGCCCAATCACCACGATAGTTACCAATAGGGTCACCAGCAACAGGATTACCATTAACGTCAAACGCCAATGTCTTACCAGCACGAACCGTATTAATTGGCAACGTCATGTTAATGTTAGTAGGGTCTGTAACAGGAGCCTTGATAGAACGCTCTGCTGTCTCAGCTACTTGTTGCACTAGAATGGTTTGTGAATCTAACTCATCGTTGACAGTGTTAGCAAAGAAGTCACCCCCAGTAGTAAAGTCCGTAGTACGCTCTACAGCTCTAGCACCAACAATCGTGATACGGTCTGAGCCAGTAGCCGCAGATACTAATGTCACCGAGCCTGTGCCTAGTGTAGAACTGATTGACACTGTGTAGTCAGTAGTCAATGTCAGTAGGACATCGTTCTTATATACATTAATGTCTGTGTTTAATAACACTTCAAAGTCAAAAGCGTAAGGGCCGACACCAGCAGAGCCTGTGTAGACAATACGTCTTGGTACGTTACTTATTGGATAATCTGCCATGTCTTTTCCTTATATCCCTAACTCTTGTGAACTTTCAATTACTGGCTCGCCTGCTTTTTCAGCCTCATCCATTAGTCTTTGTTGAATTTCTGGAGAACGCTGTATTAAAATATCTCTTGCTCTAGAAAAAGTAGATTCCATCTCTCGAGATAAATCTTGTTGAATTTTTTTTAATTGAACAGAAGTTCCTTTAATTGCTTGCAAATCAATTTTTTCACCTAAATCTTTTGCCTTACTAATAATTCTTTCTGATAACATTAGCTCATCATTAGCAATTGCAATTAGTTCACGATACTCACTGTCAAGCATTTTAACGCTAACTGGAATACCGTTCAATGTTTTTTCCACGCGATTGTTTGGAGCATTGTATGGCGTTCTTGTTGACACTAAGATTTGATTGGCTTCTAACGCTTTGCCTTTTGATGCCCTTAATGGAGACCATGCTGTATCGTTAGTTAAAGGCTCATTCCAAATGTTAATTTTTCTTGGAAGTGATGCGCTTAGTCCAGGCACATTAGATGAAATCTTTTTGTAGCCTTGCAATACGCCAGCTAATAAAGGATGCTCATCACCATTTAGTTTGTAGTCGCGTTGGTATGGGTCAATAGCTTCTGCTACTGATTTTTGCATACCGCTTAATTGACCAACAATTGGCGTAGACTTATAACCAATTTCCATAGTGTAAGCAATTAAATCATTAAACAACTTATCTGCTTTTTGCTCAGTTAGATTGCTTGTAACATCTTTAATTGTTTGTCCAATTCTAGCAATACCTTCAAGCATTGGATGAGACATTGCATATTCTGCAATCCCTGGAACAGCGCCATATATAAATGAATTTAACTCATCAGCATTATCATTGTATTTTGCATATTCAGAATAACTAGCACCAATAGCTAATAATGCACCAAGAGGCTCTAAACCTTCATAACTAAAGAAATACTTGCCCTCGTAGTCTCCAGTACCTTTTACAAGCCTACCATCTGCATCATATTTTTTACGTTGCTCTGTTGTTAATCCGCTAAAGTCAAGCACAATACTATATGGCTTCCAGCCTTGGTCAATTAATCTAGAGAACTCAGCTTTGTCTGCTGGGCCTGGGCCAGTAATAGAACCTTCTGATGCCCAGCTAGAAGCTATATACATTGCACCTAGGCCAGTAGATTGTTTTGCTAATACCATTTGAACTTTAGCTGGGTCTCCACTTGCAATATCTTGTCTAGCCTTTTTAGTTGCAAATGCTAATACAGGAATTTCCTCAAACACTTGTGAGTATAAATTAGTAGGAGTTTGCAAAAATGGTATCTGTGTCTTAATAACAAAACTACTTAATGATGCGTCGTTAGTTACATCTTTAAATTTCTTTAACTTGCCAGGCTCAAGTGGTTTTAAAAATACATCTTCTGCTGCAAGGTCATGGATAAAGTCAGGTGGATTGTCAAAGATTGAAGCAGACATATTATCGTAAGCAGCCGCAGCTTCTTCAATTGTGCCTTTATTCATTAACACATCATCATGCGCTTTAATTGCTTGACGAGTAGCATACGATTCTAATTCGTATGTATAGTTAATACCCTTCATAAATTCATCAGCAATAAACAATGCCTTGCCTGGAGCTTTTCCTGCATAATTAAAGAACTTAAAGAATCCACCAAACGGGTTAGTTTCTTTAAAGTCAAAAATATCTACATCCATTTTTTCAGTTTCAAATTTGGATGATTGCAACGCATCTCTACGGAATCCATTTTTATATGCAAAGCGAGCAGCATCAAAGCCATTTAAAAGAGCTTCTTTAGTTGCAATGACTTCTGACACAGTTTCTGAAAAGTAAACGCTACGAGTAACGTCTTGACCAATCATTTTGCCAAATCCATATCTAGCCACATCAAAAGTTGCAGCAGTAGTCTTGTTTGCCCAACGCAATGGGATTGCAGACAATGTAGAAGCAATGTTTTTAATGTGTGTGCCAGGGCGTGATAATAAACCACCGACATAAATCATTGATAACTTATCAATTGTCTTGCCTGTTGATACCCCTTGAATAAGTTTATTCTTGGTTTCTTGATTTGAATTAACATACTTTTCTGCAAAGCGTTTAAAGTCATCAACAGTTTTTAATCCAGACAAATCACCAATATCAGTTACATCACCAACTTTTGCTCTTAATACTGACAATGCTTGACCAATGTTTGTTTTGTAGTTCTTTGCGTTTTGCAACAAAACCCCATTAAATGAAATGTCTTTCATAATAGAAATCATTTCTTGTTCTGTAGCGCTTCCAGTTGTAACGCGAATCATTTTTTCATCCATGTCTGTTTGGATTACTTTGATTAATTTATTTGTTTGATACGCATTAACTGGGTCAACTTGTAATTTGCCAGACATTAAATCTTCAATATATTTCTTACTAAAGCCTAAGTCTTTTGCACTGTCAATGACTTCTTCAAATGTAATGTTTTCTGTTTTAATGCCATACATCTTTGCATTAGCTTCTACTAACGCATTAACGTCATCAGTCGCATCTAATACTTCATAATTAAATGTTAATTTGCCAGGAACTAAACGCTCGCCTTGCTCACGCATTTGTGCAATGTTTTCAGCTTCTTGACGTTGACGGACAATCAATTGCTCTGGAGTAAATTGTTCTGCACTATCAACAGCTTCTTGAATTTGTTTTTGTTTTTTAGTTAAAGGCTTTGTTTGTGGCGCAGTTGGTTGTATAACTGGAGTTTGCACCGCCTCTGGATTTACAACAGTTTCAGATTTAGGCAAATTAGTTGTATCAACTTTAGGAGCAACTTCTTCTGGCACATTATCAATTGCGCGTCTGCGTTTTAATGACTTCTGCATTGGTTGCAAAATTTGTTCAATTGCACCTTTTTTAAATATCCCAGCAACTTGTTCTTCTTCGCCAGTAAATACAGATTCAGCAGGAGTATTAATTTGCTCCATTAATTGACTTTGTTCAGGCGCATCTTGCTCCAACGTACTTGTTGGCTGCTCTGTTAGCATGTCATCTAATCTTGTATTAATGCTTTGATTTATCATTATTTAGCTTTCATCTTTTTAATAGCTTTAGCTGTGCCTTTTGCTGCTTTAACTATTGCGCCTGCTGGAGCAACAAGCTCTCCAGTTCCTTCTATTAATCCTGCGCCTTTAACAGGTTCACCAGTAACCTTATCAAGTTTTTTTGATACATCTTCTGTAGCTGGCAAAACTGTTTCTTGACCAAGACCTTGTAAGAAAGATTCTAGTTTAGACTGTCCTTCTTTTGTTTGCAACGCTGAATATGCGCCTCGCACTAAATGCTCTAAATCACCACCAATTCCCAAAGCACCAGAAACAAGACCTTTGCCAAGTTCATTTAATGTAGTTGGTATACTTTCCTTTAATGGCGTTTCTTGCATGTACTTGCCATACTGTTGAGCTGATTCACCAACAGCAGAGCCAACTTCTTTTGCAACATCACTAGCAACATTAATTACATTTGCTCCGCCCTCTTTAGGCATTTGATATTTTTCAGAAGTGATATTCTTAAAAACATAATCATAATAATCATTCATAAACATTTGTTCATAACTAGCATCTTTAATTTTACTCATAATTATTATTTACCCGCCTCAACGCTACTAGCTGATAAACCAGTTTTTTTTCTGGCTTCTTGATATGCAAGAACATTTTTAACCCATGTTTCTCTTTCAGAACGATTCATAAATGAAATTTTACTTTCTGCAATCTCTTTAAGTTTATCTTTAGAAATTACAACGTCATAATCAAAATCTTCTTTTGGAATTAATTTTGTGGCAGCCGTTAATTTTGCTTTTTGCGTAACCTTACTAGATACAATATCAGTATCTCCGTTATACATTTCAACAGCTTTTACTGCTGCTTGCACTTCATTTGGATACAATAGATTACCATTTTTATCAGTCTGGTTTCTAATGTCTCTAAATATTCCTTCAATTTTTGTTTTACGCGCTGTTTGATTAGTATCAAATGAGAACGCATCTAATGGCACATTAGCGCCAATGTAAATAGTTTTTAACGCATCTTTTGAATCTTGATTACCAATTAAACGATTAAAGTTACCAATTGCTTTTGGAGATAACCCTGCTGGCAATTGTGTAATATTAGTAATTATTCCTCTAGCAATTTTAGTTTCAATTTGAGAAATTAATAATGGGTCTCCCACAGAGCCTTCTGGATTGTTTGCTGTTTTCCATTCTGAGAAACTTAATGCGCCACTTAAAAATGCGTTATCATAATCATTTAATTTCCCAGATTTTCCGCGAGAAGTTTTTGATACAACATTAGTTCTAAATTTATTATCAGCAATGCTTTTATCTTCTTTTTCTTTATTAGCTTTTGCTTGCTCTAAAGATGTCCATGAATCAGAAATTGCAACTCTAATTTTAGTTTGCAATTCAATCGGCAATGATTTAAAAATTGCAGTTTTTTCACCAAAGTCACCATTGCGAATTTTTGTCATTGCTTCAAATCTATCAGTAGCAAATGTATTTTTTAATCCAGCCTTGGCAAAGCTATTGACTTGACGTTCTTCAATTTCTTTATCTATAGCTCTTAGTTCAGTTAATGCAAAGTCAGCACCACCTTCATTGGCAAGGCCAGTAAATGTTTTTCTAATCAAGCTAACTTTAGCGTTAATAATTTCTGGGTCTACTTCTGTATCAAATATAGTGTCAATTGATTCAAGCGCTACTTTTTTATAATCGCCAGTTTCAGCTTGTTTGCCAACTTTGTAGTTATCAGCTAATTTATCGTATGCTGCTTTTTCAAGGTTCTTAATTAAACCGCCAGTTGAGTGTTGAAATTTTATTGCGGATTCTGGGTCAAGACCAATAAGAGGCTTAACCATCCCTGTTTGCAATGAAACAAATTTATCTTTAATTTCACTTGGGCTTGTTAATTCTCCCAAATCAACCATCTGTTTAATTTTCAATGCTTCTGTATTTGCTTGGACTTCTAATTGACCGCGCAATTGTTCTGCTTGAACTTTACGCATAGTCTCTTGCCATAGCATTCCGCCACCACTAGCTTTAACTAAATCTTCTGCTGTAATGCCAGATTTTTCAGCTTCTTGCAATTGCTCTAATGTAATTGGATTATTTACAACAGATTTTTGTACTTGTTCTTCAATTGCTTTTTCAGCAAATTTGCCAGCAAAACTTGATAATCTATCAAGCCCAGCAGACATTGACTGAGAACGCTTAAAACTCTCACGAACGTTAGCAAAGTCTAATTGCGGAACATCAGCAAAGACGCGACCTGTTTGTTGGTATCTAGGTAATTCAGCCATTATACAACGTATCCTTTAGGTGCCGTATATACAGAGGGAACGCTTGATGCAGTTTTTGCAACATCACCGCCTGGCATTGTATAACTTGCCATAAATGCGGTTTCTCCCAGTTTTGCAAACGCATCAAAATAAGCGCCTGATTGAGCTTGCTCTCCAGCTTCACGCAACATGTTAGCTTGAATTTCACCAAATGAAATTGCTGACTTTGCGCTCTCTTGCATAATTTGCAAATCACGACCAGCTACTTTTTCATTGCGAGCTTGTATTAATTTAGCAGAACCAGAAAACCCTTGAACACCACCAGCAAATCCTTTTGCAGCAGCGGTAGCATTATTTGATAACATGCGCTCTAATACTTGATTCCCTTGCTGTTCGTATTGCAAAGCATCACGACTGGCTTTTAACTGAGCTTGTCTAGCTTGCAGTCTATACATTTCATTCTGATTTTTACCAGCTTGAATTGTTTGAAATGCAGAAACAACTCCACTGCCTGCTAAGACATAAGGAGCTGCCATTTTTATAAACGGAATTGCGTAAGACATACTTAAGTCCCCTGATGCACTGCTACTTTATACTCCATCCCAAGTAATGTTAGCTTGAGTGGATATGATTGTGTTACTGTAATCTTAGATTCGTTGCTATATCCAAGTATACCATGTACTACTTTAGTTCCAGTAAACTCTGGAATGTCCGCGTCTAATATATTTGCTGTATCAAACGTTCTAAATGGAACTTCAATGCCATTAATCTTCATGTGCTGTGTTTCAAGTACCATTGCATTAACTTCAACAACACGTTTCTTAAAGCCAATCCTAGGGCCAGACTGCAATGAAATCTCTATAGGCATTGTTCTAGCTTCCACAGCAATTGGCAAGCCAACTTCGTAACTAGATGTAGATGACCTAGGGATTGATACAGAGCCACCAGCGCCTACAACTTCATTAGCTTGAACTAAACCATCAAGTAACAAGTTTACAGTGCTTCCTACTAGGTGTGCTGCTGTTACAGATGATACTGCACCACCAGTAATTGCACAGTCTGTTAATAATTCACGTTCAAACTTCTCAACATAGTATTGAACCGTACCATTAATCGTACGTTTAACAACGCTATAAATGTCATCAATGTCTACGCCAACTTCTAAAAACTCACCACCAGTAGTAATAAACTCTGTAGGCGCAATAACGTTTTGTGAACGAATCAATGAGTAAGCAGCTATTGTGCCGCCAGTAGCATTGATAATAAACAGTAAGTCATTTTCGTCAGTATTAATAGCACGACGCAATGCCATGCGCTTAGGGCCTTTAAGTAGATGCCCTGATAGCAATGAAATCTTACTTGTAACATACGTTAATTGCGTATCGTTGTATGACACTTCACTAAGCATCTTGCCTTGACGGTGAATAAATAACACGCCAGATTCTAGTTGTTGCACACGAACACCAGGCTTACTACCACTACGACCAGCAGCACTCATGAAGAATGCAGATGGAGTAATAGGCTCAAGACCTTGTTGTGGCACAAAAAACTCACCACCAGTAGTAAAGACTTGTAAGTCCTTAGTAGAAATAATGTCAGTAATCGCGTTATATGTATTGGTGTCTAGCGTTGCCTCTACAGCGTCATCATCAAAACCTTCTGTAGCTTCAAAGTCAAAAAACAGACCGACTTTAGAACCCCATACAGTAGATGGACGAGACTTACTACCACCAAAGAATAAGCGACCTTGATGGAATGTTACTGTGCGTGGGTAGCCTTTAGTGCTTGACCATACAGCTTCGTAGCCAGTTTCCAAACTCCAACTTCCGTTAGCAATAACTCCTGTACTAAAGAATGGAAATTCTGTAACAACGTTTACTACAGTTGAGCTTATAAATTGAATAATTTTTGCTCGCCCTTGTGGGCTGGCATTAATGTATTGTCCAACATGCCCTGAGTTAAACACAGCAGATGATGCTGTAATTGTTACTTTACCAGATACAGCAGATGGCGTAATTGTTCCAGCAGGATTTGTTTCTGTTAATGTAAACGCATATTTAGGGGTGCTATCAAATGACAACGAGCTTGCTGTCCATGTCGCATCAGACGCTCCACGAACAATCTTAAGTGGGGCAATATCTTCTTGCACTACAATTAATGTGTCAGCAGATTGTGTCCAACACATTTCATTTAGTGCTGATGATGGCAATGTTAATGCAAGATAATTGTTACCAGAACCATTAATGTTTGTGACTAATGCACCATCTTTAAACACATACATACGGTTATGAGTAAAGCAAAGCATGTAGCTATCATTGGTGCTAAACTCAAATGAAACAAGGCGTGAGCCATTAGCAGCAGATTCTGTTCCACTGTTAGGCAATGATAATAAATAACGAGTACCAGGCCTACGGGTAATTCCACCTTGCGGTTGACATACTACATTTGTAGCTTTTTCTAAAGCATTATTGTAAGTAGCTTTTAAATCAACACGCGCACGAAGTAATGGGTCTAGTTCACCGCTAGTAAAGTTTGTCTGCATTGTGACAAAACGAGCCATCTACTAATTCCTTACAGCAGTTAATGAGAAGTCTCTAATGCTATTTACTGGTTGATTTTGACCGTCAATGTTCATAGCAGTACGCATATAACCACCCCGACCATTTTCACCAGGAGAACCTACGGCAACACCTTGCCAGTACTGTGCTTTTTCTGTTTGGTCTGTAATTGGGCCAGCAATATGCCATGCTGTTAGATATTTTAATAACTGAATAAACCACACAGGCATTTCAGTTTCTGAAACATAGTATTGATAATCAACGTAGATTGTTTCTTCGTTGGTCAATAGTTTAGCCCCCATAATACGATATGCAGTAATAGGAGGATTGCTTACACCATTAGAGTTATAGACAGCTCTAGGAGCGCCTAGCCTATCAGAAGGCAATTGATATTCGTATTTAAACTCATTGGTAGGCGTAGTAACCAAACGGGCTAACTGCGTCTTTTTAAACGAAAAGCTCCATGGATATACCATAAGAGCTTGGTCGCGAATGTCTGGATATAGTCGGTCACATACTGAGGCTTCGTCGGTTCCCTCTGTAAAAGATGAAATTGGTTTAGCACCTAGCATCAATAATGCGTCAGAGCAAATTGATAGAGCTGAATCACCACTTGCCATATAGACCTCTACATATAAGAATAGCTACCCCACTCAATGCAGGGTAGCTAAATTTTACAACTCTAATTAATCACTATCAGTTGCAGTGATTGTCAAGCCATCAGTTACGTCTACAACGCCAGAAGCGTTAGAAGCAACAAAAACTAATGTTAATGCTTGTGTGCCACCAGTAGATGTACGAGCAATGATAACGTCACCAACGCTAAGAATATTAGCAAGTGAGTTAAAATAGCCAGATGTGTTTACATCTGCAATAGCATCTGTTGTTGCGTAAGCATATAAAGATGGTGAGTTACCAGCCTTAGATGCACCGATTGTTGAAAAGCCAGTTGCTGAATAAGCCATTATCTATTCTCCTCTTAAGATTCGCGAGCAACAATAGACACGATACCTTCTGCGTCGATAGTAGTTGCGCCAGCAGAGAACATAGATGCAACCAAGAAAGATGTTTTTTCTGGGATGTAATTGATTTCTGTTTTTGGAGCAATACCTTCGCCATAGCCGATAGCATCTTTGTGGAATGCAAAACATGTACGGTCAAGTGAACCGTCAATAGCCAAGCCGCCTTCTGTACGGTCACCTAATACATGGAACGTAAAGCCCAAGAATGTATTTAGTTCACCGTTTACTAATGCTTTAACAGTGTTAAAGTCAGAAGAAGTTACAGCAGTTTCAGCCAACAATGATTGCAAGCCATTTGAATGGATAACAATATGACGGTCTGTAGGTGGAACGTTGTTTTTGTCCATCAAGCCTTTAGCTTGACGAAGTTTAGCTACGTTCATGTTAGTGTCAGAACCACCAACGTCGTTGCCAACGCTTAATGATGTGCCTGAGTTAGCCAATGCGTTAAGTACCAATTGGTCTTGACGACGACCAATAGCGTTACCTAATACTTGAACAAGCTCTGAACGCTCATCAAAGTTTACTTTTTGTTGTGAGAAGATGTCGCTGTATTCAGCAGCAATCCAATCTTCCAATGTTAATGTTACGTTTGAGAAACCAACGTTTAACGGTGTAACATCTGTTTGACCAATACGAGGTGTAGCAACGCCACGACCTACTTTTGGAAATTTAACTGTAGAACCTTCTACCCCACGACGCTGACGTACAGCACCTACCAACATTGCTTTACCTTGGTATGCTTGTTTAACTTCCGCGTCAAATAGGGTTACAAATGCGTTTGACAATGCAATACTCATTTTGTGTCTCCTAATAACGAATTAATAAAAAAGTTTTGTGCTGTGGTATGCCGTGGGAACGGGCCATTGCTTGCTAATTACGTTAGCCATTCGGCAAGATTACTTGCGTTACGGGTCACAATGTGATATGCCGTACACGCTTTATACCATAGTCAATAAGTAAATGCAATAGTCTTTGCCTGTTTAATTAAAAAAACTTATTATTGCAGGCAAAAAAAGACCCCAATTAAGGGGTCTAAGTTCCGCTCAGGAGATTTAGTCACCGTATACTTGTTGGAACAAGCGTTCTACTTTCTGACGGTATGCTGGGTCTGTTTTATATTTAGGGTCTGCTACCATTTGATTTAGCTCTGCTTTTGACGGAGCGCCATCAATAGGTGCTGATTGTGTTGGAATGCGACCTTCATAAGTCTCACGCAACTTCATCAACGCCTTGATACCATTGGCTGTGCCACCCATAACTTTAAATTCCTCAAAGTCATCAGCACCCCAAACACCTTTTTGCACTAGGCCACTGGCCCACTGCGTCATGCCTTTAATGATTGTATCTGCATTAGGGCCAAGTGCTTTCTTCTCAGCAGCAGCATCAAACTTAACTTGCTGTTGTTGTTCGCCACCCATCTCAATGATAGGGCCAACTAGAGCATCTAACGCGGCTTGACTAACGCCATATTCTTTTGCCCATGTAGAAACATGTCCACGAACTGGGTCATCTTCTGGGGTTTCACCAAATGCTTTCCAGTCATAGTTGCCATCTTCTGGAGCTTTGTGCTTACCTTGGCTAATCTGCTTACGCAAATCTGTCCATGATTTAGCTAATGCTTCTAAGTCTGGCTCTGATTCGTCTTTCTTCCAAAAATTCTCAGGCCACCAATCAGGGCGTTCGAGAGGGCCGTCATCTTCTGGTTGTTGTAAATGGCTAATCTCAGCCGCTTGTGTATCTACTGCTTCATTATTCTCGATTGAAACATTATCCAATAGGC